TTCGTTTTCAATATGTTTATCATAATATTCTTTTATTTCATCTCTTGTTATTTTATCTACTGCACTATAAATCATCATGTCATAATGCATAGCAGGTACTTTTGTCCAGTCTCTAAACCATGCCTCATTCTTTTGACAATAACCACTATTGTATATCTCATGACATATGCCATGGTCTACTGCAACAAGTACATCAGGTGTAAAGTCTCGATACAAAGCATTACAACCATATATCTTGCCATGAGGTCTTAATTGTTCTAAATCAAAACCTTTTCTACTTTCACCATTGCCTATACAAAATGCTTTACTCACTCTTTATACCTGTCACCTTACTGTCTTTAAATCTTATTTTTAATTCTTTTTTTGCTTCTTCTAGTGTCAAATTTTTCAATGCATAAACAAATGTTTTTTTGCCATCAATTGTCAAATTATATTTTCTGTATATGCTATCTTCTTTATTTGTAATACTACCTATGTCTATCTCGTTTGTCATGCTTCAATATATACCTCATAAATGTTTAAATACCAATCTGTAAAAAAATGATAGTGTAAAATACCTATCAACATTATTGTTGAACCTACAATATTAACTACTATCAATGACCAATCATTCCATAATATACCTACTATCAACCAACCTGTAATACCTACAAATTGAAAATACATATTATATGGGTATAGATTCATGGATGTTGTAACTGCACCAAATATCAATACGATACTTGCAAACCATTTTATATACCAATCTAGTCCAGTAGATATTTCTTTTTGTACCACTCTTTAAACTCCGGGTCTTTTTCAAATTCTTCATGCAATTCTCTTGCCTCTACTTGACCACTTCTGATACAGTCAGCAAGTAATTGCCACTTTTCTTCTTTTGTAAATTTTTTTACTTTTAAAAAATCACTCATAATATTCCTACCAATGTTGCAAATATTAATACTGTTAAAAGTATAATGTTAAATATATCTAAATCCATTATGCAAATACCTCTCTTAATATTATTTTTGTTTCTGTCTCATTAAACCTTAAAAAGGGTTTAAACTTTTCTATCTTTTTATAAAAATCTGGCCACACAATTTTATCTGTTATGTTTTTATTCCAGTCTCTTATAAAATTTAAATGATAATCCATAATAATTAATGTCTCTTTACTAATCTTATTTCCAATACAATGTCGTAAAAGTATTGGATGCTGGCCATCACTAACAGTAACAACATGGTTGGGTTCAGAATTGTCCATATCAATAAGAGACCGTACTCTGCCCAAATCTTCTTTGAAGTAGTAATTTGTTGCCTCTTTTCTTTTTCTGTATTGTAAATATGTGTCATGACTATCTCTTTCTAATAAACTACCTGACCATGCCTTATTCTTCTTAACAAAATTTGCAATCATAAAATCATCTATTTCATCTTGATTATACTTTACACTTAGTTTATGAAACATATACCTGTCGTTTCTTTTTGTAAATGTTTCTAACTTTGTATGCACCATGCCACTATGTTCTGTATAATCATACTTGTCTGTAGTGAAATGCAACTTATATGCTAAATATTTTCTGTAAACTGCAAAACCATCATATGTCATAAAGGTAGTTTTCCTCCTTTCTCAATCAAATTAAGACCTTGTGCCTCTATTGTAATTTTTTCTTTTAAACTTTTAGAAATGTATCTGCCTACTTCTGCTGGGTCAATAGTATTTTCATCACAATAATGCAAGATGGCATCCATGTAAGACATGTCGCCATTGTTTCTTTTGATTTCTTCAATCTTTAAACTAAATTGTTTAGCGTTCATAATATAAAAACCTTGGGGTGTATTTCTGTGTGCCGAGCATACACCAAGCTCCGGCACTTCTTAAAGTGGTAGAGTGCCTAAACTATTTAACCTCTTGTAATTGTGGATTAACTGTGTCATAAAAAGTCCTTATTGCATTTTGCAATTCTTCTTCATAATCTTTCGGTTCTTTCACAAATGCTTTCATTGAACCATCTTCAGCAGCCATCAAGACTACTATTTGTTCTATAGGTTCATTAAATGTTTCGTTGTACATAATTGAATATGCTGTACATTGTAGGAAATAGTTTTCTACCCACTCCTCGATTCTTTCTTTATTTGCTGTTTTAAAATCAATAACTGATAGTTTACCATTGTATTCTGCAACACAATCTACTTGACCTGCAAGTGTCAAGTTTTTACTATACATAATTTCTTCTACTAATCTAATGTTATTAATTTGGTCTAGATAGGGTTTCATTAATTTAAATAACCCTAATGGCAACACATCACGAATGGATGGTGTCTCGTTTTTCATATATTGTTCTACTAATGTGTGTAGAGATTTACCTCTGTTTGCACATCTTCGCATTTCCCAATTGGCAACATCTTCACCAATTGACTTACGCCATTTTTTAAGTCCTTCAGATTTTCTCATACTCAATACTGAAGTAACAGACGGATAGTTTACACCGTCTATATCATAAAATCTGTAATCACCGACTTTCTTACCTTTTGTTTTAGGTAATACTGTCTTATCTATGTCTGTATGTATAAATTTCATATTTTTTCTCAGTTATATTTTATCAATGTATTATATAGGAATTATCACAAAATGTCAATGCTGGTTCAACTCCTAGTTAATTTTAAAACTTTATCAATTTGTGCTTTAATTATAGGTGCCCTATTAGGCCAGTATATATAATCTTCTTCACTTTTTGCTAAGTTATATAGAAAAGGCAATATCACTTTTTCTAATTCTTTAAACTTTGCCTTTGTTTGTTCATCTGTTATTTCTTTTGTAACAGTATCTTTTTCAGCAACTATTTGCATGACTTCGTTCATCATACTTTTTATAGATGATACATCAGACTTAACTTTTGCTAATTCTAAGTTAGTCTCTTTGTTCTCACCTACTACCACCTTTTCTTCTACAGGTTTTTGATTGACCGGTGTAAAACCATAATCTTGGTCTAAATCAAAACCTCGCATATAATCAGGTATATCTGCCATTACTTCTTCCTCTTGTTCATGTGTTTTTCAACAACTTGTTTGGTCTTTATATCTTTGATAGACTTGTTGCCATGTCTCTCTGCAAGTGCTGACCTAGGATGTGCTTCTGCGATTCTGGATAGATTTTCTTTCCATCCAGAATCACCTTTAATTCTTCCGACACCTGCAACTATATTTATACCTGTATGCACCTGTTCAACATCAGGATTATCTTTTAAATATTGTTCTTTTTCAGATATCTTTAAAAAGACATCTTCAACAACACCTGTAGTTTTATTGTGAAAGGTATAAGTAGGCATTAATTCATGTTCTCTAATGCTTTAGTAAATCTATTTGCATGAGACCTTTCTGCCTTTGCAAGTGTTTCAAACCAATCAGCAATTTCATCAAAACCTTCATCACGAGCAGTCTTTGCCATACCTGGATACATGTCTGTATACTCATGTGTCTCGCCGACAATAGCTGCTTTTAAATTTGCTTTTGAATCACCGATAGGTTCACCTGTTGCTGGGTCACCACATTCTTTTTCTAGATATTCTAAATGACCATGTGCATGTCCTGTTTCACCTTCTGCTGTTGAGCGAAAAACGGCTGCCACATCATTTTCACCTTCTACATCTGCCTTAGCTGCAAAATATAGATATCTACGATTCGCTTGTGATTCACCAGCGAAAGCGTCTTTTAAACATTGTTCAGTTTTACTTCCTTTAAGTGCCATAATTTTCTCCTAATGTAAAATAATATGCCAGAATAAGCAAACAGCAGATACAAAAAGAAATGCCTTCACATAATCTGGTAAATCATCACATACTTTTTTAAATATATCGTACATGACTATCCTCCTAAAGCTTCAGCATACCAGTCTGGCATTTTTGATGGTGCCTTCCAAGTAGCGAATCTTTGTTTTTTCATTATATAATAATTGCGATAACTTTGTATCACATCACCATCTACCTTACATTCATCTGGCATAGCAGGTGTAGGTAAAGTAGGTTTTTTATTTAAGGCGATATTTACAGGTGGGTTTCTAAGAACACGACCTAACTTAGTAACTGCTAAGTGGTCTACACCCTTATATCTTTTCTTAAATTCTTCGTTGAGTGCCATCATATGTCTGTATAACCAGTTATAATTAAAAGCACTTTGCATTAGCCATACAGTAGAAGGATGTTTTAACCACCCTGCCTTGTATAGTAAATTTTCTTTGACTTCATCATCTAGACGCCATCTTTTAATCTTACGACCATTCTTTGTTAAGTCTGTATATTCTGTGCCATCTAAAACTCTATGTGCTGTACATAGTAATTGTGCTGATTCTAGTATCATCTTAACAACATGTTTATCACATGCCATTTCGGCAGATACTTCAGGACTTTCGTGTAATGCAAATATATTCATAATAAACCTCCACTATAAGACACCATTATATGGTATTTTTAGCGATATGTCAAGCTTTTTATACATTATTTCTGTACTTATCATCGCCATCTGACCATGTATGTATCTGATTCAAGTTTAGTACTATTTCATCAGGATTTAACACCTTTTTATCCTCTTCTGAAAGTCTTGACATAAATTCTTTATAATCTCTACTCTTTTTCCAATCCTTTTTATTTGCGGAAACTATTTCAATTAATTCTTTTACTAATTCATCTTTTTTATTTGTTACAGTTTTAGGAGTTTCAGGTTCTAATTTCATTCTTTTTTCTCTTAAAGATATATTTGCTGATATCAACATGAGAACTGCAACAGGGTCAAATACAAATATTAATATAATAATTATGATTCGTACTGCCTTGTCAAAATGATTTACTGCCTCATCACCATAAATAAATTCTGCAACATATTTGATAGGTCCTAAATCAGCCTCTAGTTTTAATTGTTCTGTTCTTATACCTGCCTTTTTATCTGATAATTCATTAATCTTATTTAAACTTTCATCAATAGTTTTTTCTAATAATAATCTTTCTTCTTTCTGATTATTTCTTTCTGCAATAGCTCTCTGTGAACTACTACTAAATAAACTAGTTTCTTCTGACTGAGTTTCAATCAAGTCATCCATTCTTGTTAATTGTTTTTGTGAACGCTCAATTGTCTTCTGTCTTTGTTCTATTTGTTCATCTAAAATCTGTACTTGTAATTTATTATTACTTTCAGGTACAACTTGGTCTAAATGTGCCTTTGATAAAAACCCAAATATACCTACTGAAGTTATAAAAATTAAAATAACAACAGCACTTGTTAAGTAATACTTGATTGACTTTGGTAATAATGGATTATGCCAATTATTATACAACCAACTTGCCATAACAAGTTTTGCAACTTCTAATGCCCCACCCATAGCGATAATCGCTGAAGTGGCACCTGCAAATAAAGCTGCCAACCCTATAATACTATAACCTGCGGCTATAATAGATAGAGATATACCTGATATCAATGTTAGATAAGTTAAAAACATCTAACTATTTATAATCGTTCTAAGTCTCTTATTATCTCAATAACTCTATCAGCGTAATCTGGTGTCTCACTATATCTATCCATAGTCTGTATTGCAACTTTAGGATTTATAGGTTTATCATTCATTAAAGCATAGTTTCTATACTTTCTAAATTTATAATATGCCTCATGTGTGTTTAATAAACGGTAGTATTCTTTTACCGAATCACATTTATTTAAAAATACTCTGTACATAACATCTTCATTTTCTTTTGCATGTCTATGAGGTACTTTGTTTGAAAATGCTTTTATACCAAATAAATTGTTTGAATCTTTTGCCAAGTCTGATTCACCCCAACCTGTTTCTAAAACTGACTGTGCAACTATCATATTTCTAGGTATATGATTATTTTTTGTTATTGTTGATTCTATCTTGTCAATACATTGATGTAGACTATCAACATATTGTTCTTGATTTGTATATTGAAAACTAGGGTCTGGAAAATCTCTTAATACATAATGATTAGGATTAAATGTTCCTATATAATATATTACAAGTGTGTAAAAGGCACCTGCAAGTATTTGATAAA